CAAGCGGCAGCAGTGCAAGCGGCAGCAGTGCAAGCAGCAGCAGTAACATGGTGCTAAGCGACGTCGGCTTTATTGGCTACCTATATAATCCGTCAAAATGGGCTATGCTTAACCCTGACGGATTTATGCTGATTATTCGACTAATCAAGGGACTTTTGCCGCACATTAGACACATGAATGAAACTATGTATCATTGCGATCTTCACTTCGGCAACATGTTATATGATGGGACTACTGCCCGGCTAATCGATTTCGGTCTTTTTAGAAATAAAAAGGATCGCCGTGCCGACGTAAAAGCCAAATGGATGAAAGATTACCTTGATTACGGTGTAAAACCTGGCGCAATGCCATATGTTATGGAGGACTTGGAACCACTTATTGATGCAGAGGTGGAAAACACCGATTTGTTTACAGTGTATCAGGGGTTACGGCTTGTGATTGATTCTGATTGGGGTAAGACTATATTTAAGAAGACGTTTAAATATTGGCGGATTGATAATGTGGTCCGCCCACGAACATATGATGGGCTTTATAAGGCAATTATGAGTTTGCCTACCGAAAGCGTAAATGAAAATGTAAAAGAATGATTATCTAAGCATAGTTAGGGTTTATGGGTATACTCAAAGCAGTGGCAGCCACTTTTTTGATAACGTTTGTTGAGGCGATTGCTTTATTTTACATGAAGCACGACAAGAAATGGGGCATCTATATTGCTATGCCAATATTTGGGCTCTGTGTAGTGCCACTGCTGGCGTATTCCTTAGAGCATGAGGGTGTAGGTATGGTTAACTTTTTATGGACAATTTCAAGTATTGTTGTTATGTTTGCCTTAGGAGTCTATGTGTTTAATGAGCGTATCCATTATCTACATCTGATTGGTATTTCATTGTGTTTAGCGGGAATTGCGTTGATATTGTTGTCTCATGAAGATGTGGATATGATTGGTATTGGCGGGGCAAGTAAAGGTATTATCAAATAACAAAATTAAGTCTCCCTATAAAGGGACTTATACATAAAGTTAAGGACCACATTAGTACTTAACTTTCGTATAAAGCGGTCTAAGGCGCCATAAAATCTTATAATTAAGAAGATTATGGAACAGACCTGCGCAGTCTGTAAAAAAGTTTTTAAGCAAAAAGGGCGATTTGACACGCATCGCAAAACATGCGGTGGGGCAAATACGATTGTTGAGCCTGGTCCTGTAGTAGAAGCGCCTACAGCTGCAACAGTAGCAGTAGAGGAAAATAACGGTATTATTCGTTATATTGATTTCTTTTCTGGTATTGGCGGATTTCGTTATGCGATTGAGGCATTTGCCAAGGAATCAGGTATACAGTTTAAATGTGTGTTATCGGTTGATATTAAAAAGGATGCCATTGCGACCTATAATCTGAACTTCGGTGAGAAAAATGAGGCGTGCGATATTCGTAAACTAAAAGTGGTTCCGGCATTTGATTTGCTGTGTGCCGGTTTTCCCTGCCAACCCTTCAGTTCGGCTGGTAAAAAGGAGGGGTTCAAGAATGAGACAAGTGGGAATTTGATTCATGAGGTCATACGTATATGTAAGGAAAAAAAGCCTAAGTATCTTATTTTGGAAAACGTCAGCAATATTGAGCGGCTTCAGAACGGTGATGTGCTCAAGGCTATTATTAAGGAGTTTGATAATATTGGGTATGTAATTAACTACAAGGCGGTCAACGGGCTTCAGGTGGGCTTGGCACAGGACCGTGAGCGCATTTTTATTGTGGGGGTTCGGCAGGATCTTTCACTAAAGCCAAGCATTGAAATTAAGTGTGTTACTGCCTATACAAAGGTAGGCGATATTATTGACAAGACGGATGTCAAGAGCAAGTTGCCACCTGAGTTTGTGAATACGTTGCTGGCGCTAGGGGTTGATAAGATTGTTGGCAAGAGTTTGAAGGACAAACGCGGCGGCGATGATAACTTGCATTCATGGGATATTAACTATCACGGTGCCATTTCGGCGCGGCAGAAGGGTCTGATGAATGAGATTTTACTTGAGCGACGCAAGAAAAAGTGGGCGGAGGCGAAGAAGATTCCCTGGATGGACGGTATGCCGTTGACGCTGGCGGAAATCAAGACCTTTAGGGACTATCCTGAGGTTGCTGATGACCTGGCGGAACTGGTAGAGAAGCATTATTTGACGCTTGAGAAGCCTAAGGATCTTGTAGGTGGTAAGCGTGTGTATAAGGAGGATGGGCTTGCTGGCTACAATATTAATAAGGGCAAGTTGAGTTTTCCTATTTCCAAGATTCTGGACCCTGATGGTCAGGCGCCCACGCTAACGGCAACGGATTCGTCTAAATTGGCAGTGCTTGTTGGTGGCACCATTCGTCAGTTGAATTTGGTGGAATTACAGCGGCTTTGTGGGTTTCCTGAGTCCATGCGCATTGCCGATGGTGTAAATATGTATGACTTATATGGCAACATGGTGTGTCCAACTGTTGTGTTGGCGATTCTACGCAGTCTTTTTGCTGAAAATTGATTACCTTATGCGTGTTGATTTATACGTAAAAAGGATGCAAAGTGGTTCAGTATGTGTGATTTGTCAAGAGGGTGGGCACAGTGCCGGTAAGTGCCCTGAGTTGTGGAAGGCAACGCCTGGCGGTGGTGGTGGTGGTGGGGGTGGTCATAGTCATGATGACGACGATGAGAAGGGTGATGGAAAAGTACCTGAGGTTGGTGTTGGATTCTTCGTCTTTCTATTATCAAAATTGAGTCCTGATTACAAGCCTGTTAGGGTGTAAAATGGATTTTGGGCGTAATATTTGGACTCTTGCCGATGAACAGTTTCTACTAACTCTTATTAATGATAATCGCAATATGGAGGCTATGACTCGTAATCTTAAAAAGTGCGAATGGGATATTCGCGCCAAGATTGATGCGTTGGCGCTACGCTTTCTTGATGAGGGTAGCACTATGGAGCAGGTTGTAGAGGTTACTGGGCTTCGTGAATTTGAGGTTCAGCGGCTGGTTACTAAACGGGCTGAGCGGCTGAATTGGGCTGCTGCTTCTGCTGCAGCAAGCGCAAAGGCATCGCTTGGGTCAAAGTTTAATCCCATTAGTTTGCCGCCGCCTATGCCGATTGACTATAATCCTGTAATGGATAATCGCGATATGTTGCGCCTTACGCTATTTGAGATTCGCCAGCGGGTGGATGACTGTCTTGCACGCTTGACTTGATACTGTATCCTGTGATAAGACAAAGGCACTATTATGGTGCCATACGTAGCCAAATATAAGACTTCCCGAATGTTTATGATATGTTAATACTAAATATTTTTTGATTTAGGCTCGGCGCCTAGAAGTTGTCTAACTATAATATTTTAAAATGCTATAGTTAGATTAGATAATGAGTGCTATAGTGACAAAGCCACGAAGCTGGTACGACATTGTTGTCGACGGTGGAGATGGTCAAAATGGGCGGGTTCGTAGCACGTTTGGTCCATATATTTATGCTCATAAGACGTTGAACGACGCCCGTGAAATTATGAGTGTAATATACCTTGATAAAAATGCTAGCGATCCCACTAAGCCTTTCCGTCGTTCTTTTGGACGCGCTCCATGGGTGGATTTTTCGGTTATTGACTACGCCATACCTGCACCAGTTATTAACATGGCGGCGTATACTCAGCCGGCAACATATACTGTTTATACGATTATGACAACCGACACAAATAATTTGAACTGTTACTATTCGCCAAACGGAGCTCTTGCAAGCATATCACTTGCCAGTATTAATCCTAGCGGCGGAAACGTATATCTGAATGTATTTGATAACAATGGAACGGCTATTTGGCTTCTAGGTATTGGTAACAATATATACGATGTATCGATTCCAGATCTTGGTACTGGACCTGTATTACAGGTAAATAGTGTTGTATCTGATTTTGACGGTGGAACTGCCGGTTCACTTGTATATAGTTTCAATCCCACGTATATACCTGGGCTGCGTGTGTGGCTGGACGGCGTCGATCCAACTGGATTGGGTACCTCCCTAAGTAACGGAAGTGTTGTAAATACGTGGGTTGATAAATCAGGGCATAATAATAACGCAACAGGTAGCGGTGCCCCTACTTTTCAAAATAATTCTATCTATTTTAATGGGTTGAGATATTATACATTGCCGTATGAAGGCGGTAGCAGCGGTGAAACTGTATTTATTGTATTAAAACACACATTAGTAGACAAACAGAGCGGGTCCATTTTGTCTGGGAAATCTGTTGATAGTAGACAGATACGGTTTGATGTAGACCATCATATTGATGTAATGTATTATAACTCTGGTTCACTTCTTGAAGGAGTTTCAACATATGACGACACATTTAATATAGTCACTAGTTCATATTCTGCTGAACCTAATATTACGACATTTCAAAATGGAGGTGGGTGGGAGTCCTTCAATACTAGTTTTCCTCCGTTTGTTCAGAGCAGCGCGGGCACTGTTCTTGGTGCCGATGGAGGGGAGGGTGACTCTATAACTGGCTATATTTCTGAAGTGCTTATTTATAACACATCTTTGTCGACTGCCCAACGTCAACTTGTGGAGGGGTATTTGGCGTGGAAATGGTCTCTTGTTAGTAAAATGCCTACTGGGCATAGTTTTAAGACTGTGGAGCCGGTGGCTGCGGATGCTATTTTTCAGCCAACGCAGTTGCCTGCGCTGAAACTCTGGTTGGATGCCAGCGATATTAGTGGTAATGGGTATATATATACTGACGGCGCCACGGTAAGTGGGTGGGCTGATAAGTCTGGGCTAGGAAATTCTACTACCGATGTGTCTGGAGCACCTATATATGAGACCGAAAGTATTGGAACATACGGATCTATACGTATTAACAACACAGCATTTGATGGTCCCATTGATATTTCTGGCAATAGCACTACCGTGTTTTTTGTGGGTATTATATCCGTCGCTGGCGATCGTAGATTTATTAGTTTGGGGCGTCCTGGGGCGCTTGATTATGTGGACAATACATGCTGGATGGCTTTGAGTGGATATACTACAGATTTCATTCAAACCTGGGTTACAGGAGCAGGAGGGCGCGGGACTACGGCTTGTCCATTTGATATACCAGTGCTGGTGTCAATTCAATCCACGCCTACTGAAATATATATTAGTATTAATGGAAAAATGCTGGGTTCTACACTTTCGACAAATAATTTTAATATTACAGCCTATGGGCTCGGTTGCGAAGCCTACGGAGTCGGTCAGGATCAAGGTACCTTTGGCAATTTTGCCGAAGTTCTGATTTATAATGAAACGTTGAATGTGCGGCAGAAGCAGGTGGCGGAGGGCTATTTGGCGTGGAAATGGGGGCTTTCAGCGTTGTTGCCTGCCAATCACCCGTTTAAATTGCTTGCGCCGACCAGCACTACGGATGTTAGCACGCCACCCTTTAATCCTGAACTGGTGCCTGGGCTTCAGATATGGTTAGACGCGTCTGATGTGGGAAACTTTAACGGGACCACGTGGTTGAATAAATCAGTAGGCGGAACGGGCAATAATTTCACGGTTGGTGGGAACTATAGTTTTGCTAATAATTCGCTTGTTTTTGATGGGTCATCTACGGTAGTTACAGGAGCGTATCCATCACAGCCCACATATGAATCGCTTTTTATGGTTGTTAAGTTTAACAGCATTGTTGGGCTTAATAATATGCTTTTTTGGTCAGAGGGAAGAGCATTGATGGCTGGAGGTGGTGGATCAACTGATAATTATATTTTAATATATAATTATGCAACAAGTTGGAATACTGGTGCCTATAGTTCCAGTATAGTTGCTGGAGGAACATATTTAGTCGCCTATACGTATAACTCTAATGTAATTAGCACAACAAAGGCAATAGAAATATTTACTAATGGAACACGTGTTGTCGCTTCGGCAAATGGTAATGGTGGATGGACCGACGACGGCAATTATGTTGATATTGGTGGGTGGCGTGCTGGCGCGGGTTTCTATCTAGATGGCGCCATTTCAGAAATATTGGTTTACAATAAAACCGTGTCAACGGCGCAGCGACAGGCTATTGAGGGGTACTTGGCATGGAAATGGGGGCTTCAGGCAGGGCTACCAAGCGGGCAGCCGTTTTTGAGTTTGCCTCCCACCGTGCCCGCTTCTGCGTTTCAGCCTACGCAGATTAGCGGATGTGCTGTGTGGTTGGATGCGTCTGATTTCAATGCCACTGGTTCTGCAGGAACCAGTGGTGGTGTCTGGATGGACAAGTCTGGAAATGGTTGGAATTCTACTAGCAATACTACAACATGGGCGGCGAACAAGGTTGTTTTTGCCAGCGGCAATACGATTAATATTCCATATGAAATAGGAGGATCTACAAATCAAACTGTATTTATAGTGGCAAATCCAAGCGCGATTAGCGATTCGCGCGAATTCATTTATGGTGATAATGGCGCTTTTATATATGCTCTTGGAAATGGAACGCAATATGTGGGATTGCGTGGGGTTGAATCGTCTGCCGTAACTACTGTTATGCCAACTATAAATAGCCAAAATATATTGGTAACAAATTATAGTTCAGATGGCGAAGTCGGATTTTATACAAATGGTGTGGATTGTAGTCAAGATTATTATGGAAATAATACCACTTTTGGTGATACCACCAGTACCAGTATTGGCGGCACTTTTATAGGTTCAATGTCAGAAATCATCATTTATGAATCAGTGTTGACCGATGCCCAACGCCAGGTTGTAGAGGGCTACTTGGCAGCAAAATGGTCTGTGGGGCTGCCCACGACGCACCCCTTTGTTAGCACTGGACCAAATGTGTCAACGTCCCTGACGGTGCCGTCTGTGTTGTTTACACCTATTGCGGTATCAGGGCTAACTTTGTGGTTGGATGGCAACGATCCTGCAGGAACAGGTGTAGCACCTAGCGACGGGGCGGATGTGACTGTGTGGGTTAATAAGGGGTCTAGTGGCATGTCAGCGGCGACTGTTGGAGCGGATCCACCTGTGTATCAGGCGGATTTTGCCGGTAATCTGGGGTCCATGCGATTTGACGGTGCTTCCTATATGCAAAATAACACGTTTAGTTATCCACTGAATACGAAGACATTCTTTTTGGTTGGTAGCACGTTTGAGAATATTGTGGATGGGTACGGTGAAGGCGGATTTATATATTTTGGTATTAGTGGTGAAGCGTACAATATAGCAAATGGAATAGTTTATCAGGCGGGCGCACAGGCACGAACTACTAGTTTTGAAATTTTGCAAGGCACCGGCATAGGTGGCTATAATGTAGGGGTTGGTTCAACCTTTGCCGAAACGAAACTTGGAATTTACAGCGATGACTGTAGCGGTAGTTCAGTAAATATTTATGTAAACGGTACAACATTGGCTCAGCGCACATTGACATATACACCAACTGCCTCTACCGGTTTCCGTATTGGGCGGCGGACTGATAGTTTAGGACAGTATCTACACGGCAATATTTGTGAAATACTTGCGTATAACAGGGTTTTGACATTGGCAGAGCGTAAGACCGTAGAGGGCTACTTGGCGTGGAAATGGGGCATTCAAAAAGGATTGCCTGTATATCATCCCTATCGGTATAGTTTACCATTGGCGGCTGGAACAAGTGCCAGTGGTACATTGTTTACTCCAACTGTTATTAGTGGATGCCAACTGTGGCTAGACGGTGCGGATATTGCCGGTACAGGAACGCAAGTGCCAGACGGCGTTGAGGTCTTATCATGGATTGACAAGTCTGGTGTCGGCAATTATGCGGAAGGTGTGCCTGGGACAAGCGGCACTTCAAATGGTAGCGCAGGGGGCGTGTATTTCGGAGCCAGTTCCACAGGTTGTATTTTCCAAGATAGAACTATTCCTTATAACAATAGTTCCTATACATTTTCCTTTGCTGCTAGTTATGCAACTGTTACTGGAACTGCTCAGTATTTACTAAAGGGTGGTTCTGAGGTAGCCTCTCAATTAAATTGGGTATATTTTGCTAACAACGGCTTCGGCACTGATTGGGATGGTAGAGCATCTAGCACCGCAGCAAATCTTAATACAGGCACAATCTATGTGTTGACTGTTACTTATGACGCCGGTCGGAATGTCCGGTCTATGTATGTTAATAGTGTTATTAAAAATGAAGCCACTAGCAGCAGCGGTGCTGCCCGCGCGCAGCCAGCAATTAACTGTGTTATTGGCGATGAGTTAGCTGGGACGATTTATGAGGCTGTTATATATGATACGTGTTTAAGCACTCAGAATCGCCAGATCTTGGAGGCGTATTTAGGGACCAAGTGGAGTGTAACTTTGGATACCAGTAATGTATATCGTGGGGTTGCGCCCTTGTCCTCTAGCACACAGTTTCAACCCACTATGCTTGGCGGATGCGATACCTGGTTGGATGGGGCGGACCCGCTTGGGGATGGGACAATGGCGGAACTAAATGAGGCTGTCATAAACACTTGGTATGATAAGAGTTCAGCTGGAAATTATGCAACGAAGGGCGGGGCTGGTGGCGGTGTCTATAGCGCCACTACTAAATCTTTTACATTTGACGGAACTACAGAATATACTAGCAATTTACCTACACCTGATCCTACACTTGGGTTAGAAAGCATATTTATGGTTGTTACACCTGATGCGAATTTGGGAGAAACAGGATTTTGCGGTAGTTTATTATTTGCTGTTGATAACACTATTGGTGTTCGCGGATTCGGTCTATTTGGAGAAGTAGATAGTCTGTGTGTTGAGTTTACAGAAAATGGACGTGCCGATAATGCGCCTACAGCCGCTGGGTCTGTTTTGAATGGGGCTATTAATTTGGTCTTTGGATCCTATGGTAGTGCCGATGTAGAAACTGCTGTTTTTGGAAATAAACCTTTAAATAATGCCGGTGCAACGTTTGCCAGTGCGGGAACCTCTATTTTTGGTCAAACTGGTGGTCGTAATAGTTCATACGCATTTATTGGAACAATTCACGAAATTATACACTATAAACGTGTGCTTGGAACTTATGAGCGCGAGTTGGTAGAGGGCTACTTGGCGTGGAAATGGGGCTTTAATAATTCCTTGCCTTCCTACCATGCGTTTAAGTTAGTGGCGCCAAATGCGCACAGCATGGTGGCTGGTGTCATGACACCACCGTTGATTGAGGGAAATGTGCTTTGGATGGATGGTACTGATAATAGCACCTTGCTTACTACTGGCGATGTACCTGCTGAGCCTGGTGATATTGTAAATAGGTGGAATTCCAAGGCACCCATCCAGAATTATTTTACTTATAGTTCTGGGACTGAGGAGGCGGTGTTAACAGCAAATCGCCAAAATGGATTGAATTCACTGGTATTTAACCAGTCCGTTTATGCCTCCAATCAGTTGGCGTGCTATCCAATCGATGCGTTTGTTGTGGTTAAGTTGAATAGTACAACTACGCATGTTGATGTGTTTGGTGAAATGCCTGCTGCTACTGATAATTTCAATGCACTTAATTTTAGTGAGGGTGGTAGCGTCAGTCGTTGGATGAATGGGTCTACTCAGGGGGTGCGCAGCGCTTATATTATTTCAGGTGTTGTAGAAACTAGTACTAACTATTTGCTTATGGAATGGAGCATTGCTGATGGATTCTATGTACTACGTCGTAATGGTGTAGAGTTAATCGCGACGGGGGCGTATACTTGGATTCCATCAGATGACAATATCTTTGGTATAGGCACACGTATATATCCTAATAGTGGCGGCGCCGGCGGCTTATTTATTGGCGAAATTGCTGAAATTGTTGCGTATAATCGGCAACTAGGGTACGTGGATCAACAGCGTGCAGAGGGCTACTTGGCGTGGAAATGGGGGCTTCAGGGGCAACTCAGCAATGCGCATCCTTATTTTGCAGCGCCACCAACGGGTGGTTCCTATGCGTTTAGCCCGTTACAAATGAAGACGCTTAAATTATGGTTGGACGGTAAGGATATTCGTGGAAATGGAGTGGTAGATGTTTCTGGTTCCACCGTGTCAGAATGGGTTGATAAATCAATGTATAAAAATAGTGCTACTGCATCTGGTACTCTCATACATGCTAATGGCGGCGGTGTAGTTTTTGGTTCCCCCTCCTTATTTACTTTACCAAATGGCTCATATCCGTGGGGGACAGAGCCATATAGTTATATAATTGTGGCTAGTTTCAATGATTTGACTCAACCAAATGCTTTATTTGCTGGTGGTGCTTATGGTGAGGTTGCGGATTCACAGATACGTATTGTGACTGATGGTACTGATTTATATACAAGTTGGTGGGCGGATGATTTTTCAGTATCTGATATACTGAAGCCAAATGTTAAATATATCATCGGTAGTTTCTACGAATATCAGACTAACAAACGAACGATGTTTATTAACGGATTTCTGAGCGCAACCAATACTCCGTCTTCAACACATATTCAGGACAATACCAACTGTCTGTTGGGGGCAGCACACTCAGGGTTAAGAATGAATGGTGTGATATATGAATTCCTTGTGTTTGAACAGTGTTTGTCTGCTCCTGAACGTCAGACTGTGGAGGGTTATCTGGGTTGGAAGTGGGGCATTCAGGGCTCGC